TTTACCCATACGACAATATTCTTTTGCTAAAGAATCTAATCGGTAACTTAATCTGTTTTCATTAATCAACGATGCTGCAATCATAGTATCGACAATCTTACCTTTGATCTCAATACCAAAACTTCTCAACCAACACACGTCGTACATGGCATTGTGAAATATAAATGTTTTATCTTCTCGTTTACAAATATCTTGTAACCAACCTTTGATTAAATTTTTATCTAAATTACCACCTTGACTGTGACCGATAGGAAAGTAACCTTGCCAACCTTCTACAGCAATTCCAATTCCTGCAATGTGTCCTCGACCAACCACGTTCCCCGATCCAAGTTCTTTTAACTGTGGATCACAAGTCTCTAAGTCTATTGCAATTTCATCGTATTGCGATAGGTCTTTAAGTTCATCAGGCATGACCCATTCAGTTTGTGGAACGAATAGTGGTTCTTGTATAGTTCTAGCCATACCAACTTATATCTCTTCCTTCCTTCTTACACCATTCATAGTGTCCTTTCAAAACTTGTTTACTAACTCTTTCTCTGTGTTTAGCAAGATTCCAGTTTCTACCACTTTTTTTATTTTTTTCTTTTTTATTCATCCCAACTTTCTGTCATTTTTGAATTCTTTCACACGAAGTAAATTTTTCTATGTCTTCAAAAGGAACCATTGTTATTTTATCTAATCTACCTTCTCTTTGATATATTTTATATATTCCTTTACCTTTTTCAAAATTGTTTTCTTTTAACTTTTTGTTTACAAATTGTAATAAACTTTCTCTATTAACAATTAACCAATAATTATTTCTTTCAAATGAAATATAATCAGCTTTTCCTTTTAACCAACCAGGATTGCCTCTTACATTGGTTCCTTCAACCCAGGCTACATCATCTTGAAAGTTTTTATCATACCTGTTTTTCTTTTTCATACCTTTAACATCAAACTTTAGAAGTTTATCTTTAAATAAACCTTTAACATCCCAATGTTCATTTATATTTTCATTATCATTTGCCCAAACAGGATTAACTAATTTTTTAGCAAATTGTTCTTCTATAACTTTTGCTCTATCTCTAAATTCTTTCCAACTCATTTATCCCAGGTCTTTCTCATGTGTGCAATTTCTAGTTCACAGTAATGAATAATTTTATTTAAATCTTCTATTCCATTTTTCTTTTGATATCTCACCGCATATTTAATGACGTTGGCTTGAAAAGGATTAAGATCGTTTTCTCTGATAAAAGTCCAAGGTTGAATTTTCATCTTGTAGTGTTTACCACCGATTTGTTTTTCTTCTGGAAATGCTCTTTCTAATTCATCTTTTGTGCTCATCTTCTCCTCCTTATATTAAGTACGCTTTTTCAAAATTTTTAGGATCCACGATATGTAGTTCCTTCTTTGCTCTTGTTGCTCCTGTGTAGAACAATCGGTGGAGCTCATCAGGATCCTGCGCAAACGTTTCCATAGCTGCATTTGTAATATCTTGAAGTAGGAGGACCTTATCAGCCTCGCCTCCTTTTGCACCATGGATGGTTGACATAATAATTCTAGGATTCTTATTGATCTTCTCACCATTCGCTCTCATATTACGAATATAATTAATTGTCAAGTTGTCTAATCCTTCAAATGACTCAAACCAAACTTTGTCTGTTAGCAATCCATATTTTTCTTTACAGTCCTCAATATTATATTTTTCTTCTGTGTGAAATAATTTACCCTCTCTAAAACCTTCAGCAACATTTCTTCCTAAATATCTGTATATATTTTTTAATTCTAAATGACCAAATACTACACCTTTTCTAAACTGTTCCCAATTGTTAAGTGCAAGTAATAATTTTAAATTAATAGAATTTCTTCCTTTATATTGATAGTACCAACCACGAAGTTCACATAATTCTTTAACATCATCTAAAAAGTGATTGGCTGTAGACAACACCAACCAATTACCTTCTGACATATTGACCTGTGTTATGTCAGAATATCTTTTTAAAATACCTTGTTCTTCTCTTGGTCTGTAATCTTTATCAAATCTATTTTGTACTTTTCGTATAACCTTTTGAGATAACTGATGAATAGGACCACCTGGTATTCTGTAAGATTGATCTAATGTTTTAATATCATCAACTTCTTCTTTAAGTGCAATAAAATGATCTACATCAGCACCTGCCCACTTAAAAATAGCCTGGTCATCATCACCTGCAATATATGTTTTATTTGCATTTTTCCATATGTCTCTAACCATGTCCCATTGTAATAAAGATAAATCTTGTGCTTCATCAATAAACAATACATCAAACTTAGCTTCTATTTCTTTCTTAATATAATCTTCTATAAGATCAGTAAAATCTCTAAGACCTTTTTCTTTTTTATATCTTTCTAATTCTTCTGCGATTAAATAAAGTGTATCTCTTTCAATATCTAGTATATTTTGTCTGCTGTCATAGTATTCTAATAAATCTAAACGCTTAACTCTTGCTGTGTTAATAATGGTTAAATATTCATTATCAGAATTAAACACACCATCCTCTTCTGAATACGATGCAACTTTGATTGGAATACCACATTTTTGACCAAACTCTTTGTAGTCTTCTTTCTTCATCATTTTTTCTTTTGTCATACCAAGTTTTTGAAATGCAAAAGAATGTAGTGTTCTAAAATTTTCTAAATCTGTGTCAATATCAAGTCCAAATTTTTCTGCTGCGCGAGTTGCAGCTTCTGTTGCAGCTTTCTTTGTAAAAGAAAAATAACCTATTTGTCTTGGTCTAGTCCCCTGCTGAATAAACTGGTCGACTAAATTTAACAACGTTGTCGTTTTTCCTGTCCCTGGTGGACCTAGTACGATCGTTTTCATATTGTTTTATCAACTTTCTCCTTAGTAAATCGTTTTGTATTTTTAATTTTTCATTTTCTTCTGTTAGTTTTTTTATTTCTTGTCTAAATCTTAAATGCCAATTAATACCCACATCTCTACTAAATTTCATTAAAAGTGTTCCTCTTGATATGCAACTTGTGAAACTGTTGTTTCTTGTTTTTCCATAGTTTGTATCTTTATAAGTCTTGGCATTCCGCCTTTTAATCTTGGTCTAGTTTCTTCAACAAAACAATCAAGTTGTTTAATTAAATTACCTGTTTTAATTTTATCCATTTCCCAATTGTTTCTTTTACAAAATGAATAGAAGTCATCCATTCTAAAAAATGTATGCTCTTTGTTTTCATCTGTATAAGGAAGTTTGTTGAATATATCTTCTATTGTTCTTGCTGATTGTCTGTTTGTAGTCCAATCTTGTAACAAACATGTGATTTGATTTATTGGATCTAAAGATTCTAATGGTTCCACTTCTTGTAAATTTTCCATTAAAGGTTTTAGATAATGTTGTTTCCAATCTTTTGGTTTAACTAACGGTACAATTAAATTTGCTTGATCTAAACACGCTAATGCAAATAACCCTGGTGCATATAACTGTTCTGTTTTTAATTCTATTCTTGCATCCCCTACATTTAAAAACCATTGTGGTGGTCTTGATGCATATTTTGTTAAATTACCTAGTGCAGGTATTTGCTCTTCATCATATCCAACACCAAATCTTTTCATTCTACATAAACCAGGATCACATACTGCATTAATAGGTGCATCCTTGCATCTGTATTTATCATAACCTTTACGATTTACTGATTTAATCAGTTGTTGCACCTCACTATTACTCAATGGTGGATTCATATATTTTTGATTTGCTTGTACTAAATCATCTTCCCAGGTATCTGGAGCCGCTTGTTTAAAATAAACTGCTATATTAAATAATGCATTGTTTCTTGCACCTTCACCAAAACCATCTTTTGCTAATTTGTTAAGACAAGGCGGTCCATCTTCAAATGCTTCTTCTTGTTTTTTCTTTTTAACTTTTATTTCTGGTGCTGACTCTTGCACATACTTATCATAGAGTTCATAGAATCCTTCTAAATCTAAACTGTTGCCTTCATCATCAAATGCATAACGAAGACCCATTGTATTTTTGTAGTAAGGTAAATTTAAAAAGTTTCCTGTATCTCCACGTTCCACGAGTATTTCTGTTTGTTTCGGAAATATTTCTGCACCTTCATAGCCAAGTGCTTCAGCCATTTTCTTTAATGATCCTTGCATCTCTGATGCAGGAATAAAATCTTTGGTAAATAAAAATACGTGCGCTACTGCTGATTTAGAACGACAGACGATTAAAGGAAAATTTTTAGAGCGTATGTCGTTAACCAAATTAGCATGGTTAAAATTATACT